GCCATCAGGGTTCAAATACTTGACGGAAGGTGGCTGTAATCGTATTCACATTGGCGTAACGAAGATCACGCGACCAACTCTCCACGACCCACTTGTAAGCCGTTGCTTCATCCAATGGCGTCCAAGTGAAGCTGGCATTATCAGCAGCGCGGGCATCAAAGAATGCCTCAATGGCATCGGCATCCGTGCTGTCCTTAGCCGTCCAAGTCAAATCCCAAATGCGTGGGTTTTGATTCAGGCCATAAGTGAGCCGTTGCTCATAGCCATCACCAAACTGCACCTTGCGCACATTGGGTTGACTTTTACGTGACGCACCGAAATCAGGCGTGGTGCCGCCTGTGCTAGTGCCAACAGTGGCGTCGTTGAAAGTGGCCATTACGCGAGCAAGCCTCCAGGACGTTTCTGCTTGATCAGCTCTTGCTGAACGGCAATGCCGATTGCCTTGCCAAGTGCATTGGCCTGCTGACCGTTGCCTTCAACGTTGCTGCCATTGGCATCGACATTCACCACAACATTACCGACCCCACCACCTTTCATGGTTACAGGAATGCTGCGACCATCAGGAAGAGGCACATAGGCTTCAGGACGGCTTCCTTCGCCATACATAGCGAGCTGTGGACCAGTTGCAATGCCACCAGCGGCGTAGCGTTTGAGTTTGAGCGGACCGTTGGCAGTCATGATCCCACCCATTGCAAAGCTGGGCAGCAACGAACCACCAAAACTTCCAGTGCCTACACCGAACGAAGGGTTGGTGAACATGCTGGGCGCACCACCGCCAAAGTAATTGCCAGCAACACTGACGGGCGCAGGGGCAAAAAGATTCCTAAAGAAGGTCATAATTTGCAGCTTCAGGTAATCGTTGATCATTTGAATCACCATGTTCTGAAATGATTTGGCAATGTCTTGGAACAAGGTGCCAAGCGCCTCACGCGCTGATTGAGCCGAGAACACAAGGTTGCTGAATGCAGTGCCAAGGCTGGTTGACAAGTTGCCAGCCAGATCAGTCAAGCGGGGTTGGATGTCTTCAAACGATTGTTCGAGTGCGTCAATCTCCTCCTTCATTCTTCCGAACACAGTTATCTGCTCTACTTCACCGCCTTTGTAGGTAGGCAGTTTTTCTTTAATTTGATTTAAGAAGGAAACAGTTTTTGCCAACTCATCGTTATCAAGTTTCCTGATGTCGGCTACGGCTTGCTCTCGCTCAAGCCTGATTGCGTCTAAGCGAATTTGAGCATTTGTAATATCAAGACCTTTTGCTTTGCCCTGAGAAATCCTTTCCTCCAATGCACTTTCTTCGTTAATCAAAACATCGCGGGTGATTTCAAGTGCTTTGCGACGCTGGATAATTCTCAGCCTTTCAGCTTCATCAAGATTTCCCTTTTTCAGTGCGGCTGTAATTTTTTGTTCAGTAATTAAAACGTCATTGAGCAGTTGCTTGCGTGCTTCATTGTTGAACTGACGACCAAGTACAGCAATAGAACGCGAAAAGTCGGACTGCAATTTATTCAAGATTGATTTGGAATCGCCGCCGCCAGTGGTGTCAATGCCAGGCAGATTTGATGGCTTCTCTGGCACAGGCGCTTCAGGACCAGCCTTGGCGCCTTGAATAATTTGCATCGAGCCAGCACGTAAAGCCCTTGCCAGAGAAAGCCGGCTTTTTTCCTCTTTTGATAATCCATCAACGCGAACCAATTGTTCAGCTTCAAGTTGTTTAATAATTGCGTCCTGCGCTTTTACATTTCTAATTGCATTATCAAGCAACTTTCCTCCAAATTTCTCTTCCATTAAGCGCCCAAAACGCTCAAGTTCTTTGCCCAAGCTCAAAAACGACTTAATGGCCTCACTGGCAAAGTTTTGGAACGATGCGCCCATGTCCTTGAGGATCGGACCAATTGCGCCTTTAAGTTCCGCTAATTGAGTCTTCAGGCGATCACCAGCAGCATCTGGACCATCAGCCAAAATCTTTGCGCTTTCGCCGTATTCAAGGAATAATTTTTCTGCAAATAGCTGGAAGTCCTGCAAGCTGACTTGACCTTTTTCAAGTGCCTTATCAAGCTCCTGAGGCGTCATATCAAGAGCTTTGGCAAACAGGCTAAATGCACCAGGCAAACGCTCACCGATCTGTTGCCGCAATTCTTCAGCGGAAACCTTGCCCTTGCTGAAGACCTGAGAAGTTGCGGTCAGAGCCGAATCAAGCTGCTCAAGGCTGCCGCCAGTGCCTCGAATGCCAGAGGCAACGCCAATAAATGCTTTTTCTGCATCGCGAACATTGCCGCCAGCGCCTTTGACTGAAGCTGTTAGCTGCGTAAATTGGCGGGTGATAATTTCCTGCGGAATTGCCAAATCACGGCTGGTTTGGTTGATAAACGAAAGCGCCCGTTGGTACTCAAACGAATCCTTGGTGACTAGCCGCAATGCTTGGCGTTGTTTGCTCAGTTCAGCCGCATAAGTGGCAACATCACCAAGCCCTTGGCGGAACATCCCGACCTGAGCGCCAATTGCGCCGCCGGTAATTGCACCAGGAACACCACCGACAATCGCGCCAATACCAGCGCCAGCAGCCCCTTCAAGGCCGCCAAACACGCCAGCACCAGCAATCGTCCCCGCAATCTGTGCGCCAGCAGCAAGACGTCCGCGACCGCCTGGCTGGACTTTCCTCAGTTGTGCCTCAAGTTTCGCTGCTTCAGCGTTTGCTTGTTTGAATTCAGCAGTGCCAATCTCAACGCTATTTGCAATCTCACGCCATGCATTTGCATAGCCTTTGAGATTATTGATGCTGTTCGCAGAAGTCTGTTGAATCTTTCTCAGTTCATCAGATACTTCTTTGAAATTGACGTTTGCAGCCGCAGCTTGTTGCCCCAGATTCTTGAAGCTGCCAGACAACCTCGTGAGCTGCTCACCGCCCTGTTGCTTAATCCTCAGCAGCAGCTCAGTGGTTTGGCTCATTTGCGTTTGCTGTTCAGAACGGCCAGGGCAGCCATTTCCATCACCTGCACGCCTTCGAAGATGGCAACAGGATCCTTGACTGAATACAGCTTACAGAGCCATTCCAAACTCGGGTAGATCAGTCCTGTCAATCCAGCCATGCTCGTGTGCCATTGGGTCGACATGCGGATGAACATCAACACAACTTCCCAGTTCTCCTCCCAGATTTCACAGTCCTGCTGTGCAGTTTGAAGACGTGCAGCGGCGATCTGCTCCTCGCTTGCGCCAAGAGCCTTCAGGTCGGCCTCACGTTCGTCTACAACGCCGCCTTTCGCCCAGTACTCAGCGGCGGCCTTTAGTTTTTTGCCGGCGCTCCAGTGACGCTATCGGCATACGCCTGAATCAAAGCCTTCATGACGTAAGGGTCGTCACACAGTTCCTTCTTGTTCTTTTCAGTAAAAGGAACCGGCTTGCCGGACTCGTCATTGATGCCATCCCAGCCTTCAAGGATCCCATCAAGCAGGGCGTCATCGCCCTTATCAACAAGAGCATTGAAGGCCGAGCGACTGATCTTCCTGAAAACCGCCTCGAACGTTTGAGACTCGAAGCGATTCCCGTCAACAGGAGTCTCAACTTTGACTTCCCACTTGTAGGAGGCAGTTTTCTTGAGGACGAAGGCCATGAACAGAGATCAGGTGAACACCAGCGACATCTCGTTGTTGCCAGCCGTGGTGGACAGAGCCAAGTACGGCATGGACAGCGCGATTACGCCGTTAGTATCAGCGTAGCTGCAACCGGTGATGTCGGTCTGGGCTGCGTTGACAGTCACGATATTGCCGGCAGTGGCGCCCAACACGAGGCTGGTGGAACCAGTGGCAGAAGCAACAGCCTTGGCGAAGAAGTCGGTGGTGCCAACAGCAGGAGCCTCAATCACAGCCGTACCACCAGGGGCGCGGTTGGTGATCAGAACCTCTTTATTGGAAGCGGTTTCCTTGTACAGCAGCTCGTTGTTCAACGCCATGTCGAACGACTCAATGCGGGAGCTGGTCACACCGTGGAAAGTGGCCGTGGTCACGTTGGTGTCGTTGACCTCAATGGCAGCAGCCTGGTTGGCAA